ATTACTTGCTGACAAGGTAGATGTTCCTTTTGTGATTGCTGATGCTAATAGTATTACACAAGCAGGTTATGTTGGTGGTAATGTTGAGGATATACTAGAGAGTTTATTCTTAAAAGCTAATGGTAATCTTAACAAAGCTCAGAAAGGGGTTGTCCTTATTGATGAGATTGATAAGCTTTGTTCTAAAGAGGGTCGTAGTGGTAAAACCAGAGACCCTAGTGGTAAAGGTGCTCAAGAGATGTTGTTAAAACTGATTGAGGGTGGTGAGTTTAAAGTAGATATTGGTAATGGTAATGCTAAACATAGTATTAATTTTGATACTAAAGATGTATTATTTATTGTTGCAGGTGCTTTTACAGATATTGAGGATATTGTTATCGCTAGAGAGATTGGTGGTAATAAAACCTTTTTAGGTGGGGAGAGGAGTGGTTTATCTGTTAATGAGATTTATCAAAAGATTAAATTTGATGACTTTAAACGGTTTGGTTTAATACCTGAGCTATTAGGTAGGTTACCTATTCGAGTAGGTTTAAGACCACTAACTGAAGATAATTTAGTTGAGATTATGTCTAAGGTTGAGAATAACCTTGTTTCTCAATATAAAGAACTTCTTGCAGACGATGGTGTAGATTTTAATATTACCAAAGGGGCGTTACAGCAGATTGCTAGGAATGCTATTTTAGCTAATAGTGGAGCTAGGGGTCTACAAGGTGTCTTTGAGGAACTATTGAAAGATGTAATGTTTGATTCACCTAGTGATGATTCAATTGTTAAATTTAATATTACAAAAAGAGATGTAGTGAATAAAATAAAGGAGGGTTAATGAAAGCTTTAAAGGATTTTATTATTGTTAAGGATATTTCAGGTGAGCATAAGACAGAATCAGGTTTAATACTTGGTGGGTCTGATGATACTCTTGGAAAAGGTAAGGTTCTAAGTGCAGGTGGTAGAATTAAATCTATTCAAGTTGGTAATATTATTATGTTCTTAAAGAATCAAGGTATCAAGACAGTTATTGAGGGTCAAGACGTTGTGATTGTTAAGTATGAGCATTGTATTGCTGTTGTCAAGGAGGATTAAATGAAAACAGATTATATGAGAATAGACCCTTTGTGGGATTCTGGAAACTATTTGTTTATGGAAGAGGTAGATGACTACACTTGCTCTGACGCTATTAGGTTTATTCAATATCATAATATGAATGAGGATAATAGTTTGAAAGAACTAACTATTATTGTTAATAGTCCAGGAGGCACTGTATCTTCTGCTATGGCTTTAATTGACGTTATGTTGACGAGCAAGATTCCAGTAAACACACTAGCAGTAGGTCAAGTAGCTAGTTGTGGTGTTTTAATAACAATGAGTGGTAAGAAACGTAGTATGTCTGAGAATTGTATGGCTATGAGCCATCAGTACAGTTGGGGTGGTAAGGGTAAGCACGAAGACCTTAAAGCCCAACGTAAGGCTCAAGATATGACACACAGTATGTTAGTAAAACATTATATGAAAATGACAGGAAAAACAAAGAAATATGTAGAGAAAGAATTGATGCCACATCAAGATGTATGGTTAGGTGCTGAGGAATGTGTAAAGCACGGTATTGTAGATGAGGTGGTTTCAGTTTATTAAATAAATATAAGGAGGAACGAATGGAATTAAGAGAAATACTATTATTGCAGATTACTGCACAATTGAACCATATGGCTCATAGTAATACCAAAGGTCGCCAGTCGGCTTTTAGAAAGACACTCTTAGGTACTGATAATATCAGAAGCCTAGCAGAGTTAATCTTAGACCACGCAGTTCGCTCATTATCTAATGGTATGCCATTAACATCGAGTGCAAATCTATTGGCTAAGAAGATGAATGTTATTACTACATTTAATCTTAAATCTGGTGATACGAGAAAGTCAGAGGCTTCTATGATTTCTGCAGGTGTTGAAGCTTTAGGGACTTTAGGTTCTTTAGGTTACATCACAATGGTTACAGAAACCCGTGGTGCTGTTAAGTTGACAAGACTTGACTTTGCTAATGAGACTTCAGTGTTCTTTGATTACTACAAGTCAGTTAAGACTATTGCTGAGATTGATTTACCTAAGGAAGACTACACGTATTGGACTCACCCTTGGAAGAATGGTCAATCTATTGTTAAGAAGATGCCAAGTTCTTTATCGTTGAAATATCAGTATAAGAAGATGCCAAAGGTTTATCAAGCACTTAACGCATATGGTGATACAGAGTTTTCTGTTAACCTAGATGTATTAAACACTGTTATGGAGATGGATAGACTTAAGCACGGTTTTATTCCTAGTGTTGTTAAGATAGATGAGGTTAGTGTAGCTCTAAAAGATTTAATGAAGTTCAACAGAACCTCTGAGTTTGTAGGTGAACAAGCTAAGAAGTGGTACTTAGAGAATGTTTCACAACAGTTGATGAAGAAAGGTTTAACTACTCTACAGATTGATGGTAGAAGTAATACCTACAAGAAGCGTAAAGCATCTGGTTGGTTGAAAGAGAAATCTTCAGATTCAATTGATATTGTGAGAGCATCTTCTAAGCGTTATGAGTTTGGTAAAGTTACAGATATGGCTCATATGATGTTAGGTAAGTCTTTTCATTACGATTTTCAATTAGATAGTCGTGGGAGATTCTATCCTATCGTTAACTACTTCGAACCTACTGGTTCTGATTTAGCTAAAGGTTTGTTAACTTTTACCAGAGGTGTACCAGTAACAGATAAGGTATTAGAGAACTTAGCTGTCCACACAGCGAATTGTATGGGTGAGGATAAATTATCTATGGAAGATAGGATTCTATTTGTATGGGTTCATATGGATGAGATTCTTGAAGCCTCTGAGGATTTAATTAACTCTGAGTGGTTACAACAGTTCAAAGATGATAAGAAGACTAAGTTTCAACTTATCTCTGCAATCTTAGAGTGGAAGAAGTACCACGAGCAAGGTGATGACTATGTATGTCATCTCCCTATTGGTTTAGACGCCACTAACTCAGGTCTACAAATCCTATCTGCTATGACTAGAGATAGAAGAGGTGCTGAAGAGACTAATGTAATACAACACCCATCTAAAGAGATTGGTGATGCTTATATGGTTATCGCTAAGGATGTCTTAGGTGCTGGTTTTAATTATAAAGGTTATGAGAACTTAGGTGATAAGGCTTGGAGAAAACTATGCAAGAGACCTACTATGTCATACTACTATGATGCAGGTAGAGGTTGTATTCAAGAACAGACCTTTGAGGATAGAAGAGACCACGGTGTTGAAGTGTTAGCCCAAATGGGGTTTGATGATGCTTCTTACATTGGTACTGCTATCTTTGATGGTGTTGAACACGCCTTTCCTAGACAAACACAAGCTAAGGAGGCTCTGAAATTAGGTGTTAAGACTACTTTAAAAGATAATGGTAACAAACCTATTATCTCTTGGAAGACAGCATCTGGTTTTACAGCGTTTCAAAACTATAGTAAGTCTAAGATGCATAGGGTTAATTGTACTTTCGCAGGTAAGGCTGTTAAATTATCTTACTTGGTGCAACTTGATGAGGCTATGAAGTCTGAGCACGATAAAGGTATTAGTGCTAACTTTGTGCACTCACAGGACGCTTCTCTATTAACAGGTACTATCGCTAACTTGAATGATGAAGGTATTGAAGATTTTATGATGATTCACGACCAATTCTCGGTTAACGCTGAGAGTGTGGATTTACTACTGGAGACCTTTAAGGATACCTTTAGGGATATCTTTACTGAAGACCAACTTGGGAAGACCTTAGAAAGTTTAGGTCTAGAAGAGAACCCAGTAGAATATGGTGATTTAGATATTGATGAAGTTCTAGATTCTAACTACATTATTTCATAAGGTTTAATTATATGACATCATATAAGAGAAAGGAAGGAGAAGGACAATGAGTGACTTTAGTGATTTGTGCTCAAGTTACGGCTTGAGTCCAGGAGACCCTGAAGCAATTGATAAGTTAATACACCTTATGCACGAGGATGAGGATGATGAGGAAGATGCCTCTTGGTATTTTGATAACCGAGAGGGTTTTGAATGGGTAGATACGGAGGATGATGATGATTGATTATAGGTCAGAAGATAGTAGGGAAGAGCCAGGATATGATTGGGGTATTTATAATGAGATGCCTCAAGTTAAAGACAACATAAACCCTAATCATTACAAGCAAGGTAATATTGAAGTAATTGATTTTATTAAAGACCAAAACTTTGATTACTTAGAGGGTAATGTTGTCAAATACGTGAGCCGTTATAAGATGAAGAACGGCTTGGAGGATTTAAAGAAGGCTCAATGGTATTTGAATCAATTGATAGAAGAGGTAGGAACTTATGACTGAAGCAGAGTTACTAGAGCAGTTAAATATAAAGTTTGATTTAGATTTAGAGTCTACAGAGAGGAATAAATTCTGTAGATGGGATTCTTTCTCAGATAAGTATTTAGCAGAACTCAAGTGCAGACGAAGACATTACAATACCCAAATGATTGAGTATGATAAATTAGATTGTGTTAAATCAGAGGCTGATGAGACTGGCAGAGATTTTCTCTATTGTGTATCAACACCTAGTGGTATCTATGTGTTTAATATATCTGACTTGTGTAAGAAAAACTACAACTTCAATTGGGAAAATAAGAAACTACCTGCTAAGACAGATTTTGGTGGTAGCGAGTGGGTTGATAAGAAGGTTGGATACATTAATGTTAATGACAGTTCTTATCACGCATAAATAAATATAAGGAGGAAAATATGAAGGCATTAATAGATGGGGATGTAATTGTATACTGGGCTGCGAATGCTATGCAGACTAATGAGTATGATATTCTTAATAAGAAAGGTGAAGTTTTAAACACCCAAGATAGTAAAAGACCTGCTAATTCTAGTTTGGCGAGTTTACAAGAGTTCAGTGATGAGCCTATGGAAATCTCACCAGGAAGAGTAGTTCTTGAACCTTGGAGAAAGTGTGAAGAGTATGTTGATAATTTTATTACTAAGATTGTCAAAGACGCTAAGTGTGATGATTTTGAAGTACACTTATCAGGTAAGACCAACTTCAGGAAGAAAGTGGCAGTCACTAAACCTTATAAGGGTAACAGAAGTGGTGAGAGACCTTACTACTATTTAAAGGTTAGAGACTACTTAGAAGAGAAGTACAAAGCTTCAATTTCAGATAATGAAGAAGCAGATGATACTTTAGCTATTGCACAGACAGAGGATTTAGATAACACAGTGTTGTGTACTATTGATAAAGACCTTTGGATGGTGGAAGGTGCTAAGTATGATTTTAAAAGAGAAGAATCAAGCTATGTAACAGCTTATGATGGTATTAGGAATTTCCAATACCAAATGATGACTGGTGATAGAGTTGATAACATCCAAGGAGTGCCTAAGGTTGGTGAGGTTAAAGCTCATAGATTATTAGATGCTAATGAGGATGTTGATGGGGCTTGGCAAAGTATTGCTGAGATGTATAAGACAGCTTATGGTTCAAACTATAAAACTGTTATGTTAGAAATGGGTAGACTACTTTGGATGCGATTAGAAGTCGGACAAATGTGGGAACTACCTAATGTGTTAAATAATGTAAATATAAAGGAGAAAGCAAATGGCTAAATTACTAGAGAATGTTGAACTAAACTGGTGTTTCTTAGACCCGAATAGTCCACAAGATAACTTCGAGAAGAAGCAATGGTCTGTAACAGTACACGTAGATAAAGATGTAGCACAGAAGTTTAAAAAGGGTGGACTAATTCGTTCATTACGAGCAGTGGAAGATGCTGATGGTAATGAAACAGGTCAGTACAAGTTTACGATTAAACAGAATGCTATGACTGCCGCAGGTAAACCAATGAGACCACCAGGTGTCTTTACGAAGAAGGAAGACGGCACGGTAGCACCTTTAACAGGTGTTATTATTGGTAATGGCTCTATTGGTACTGTGAGTTTCGATACGTACAATTGGGAATTTAAGGGCAAGAAGGGAACTTCAATGTCTTTAAACAATGTACTGATTACGAAACTAGTTAAGTACGAAGCATCAGACCCTGCAGGTTCAGAGTTTGGAGCTCTATCAGCAGGTTCAGAGTTCGCATCAGAATCACCATTCAAAGATGATAAGGATTTAGACCTTGACTTTGATAGTGAGGATGATGAGTTTTAGACTTGTTATGTAACCACTAAGTTTGACCGCCCTATAGTGGTATGGGGTCTCTGGAGGGAGACCAGGTCACCAAAGGTAAAGATAGTGCTGGGTACACTTAAAAATACCCCTTTTTAGAACACATTCTATTATATGACATCATATAAGAGAAAGAAAGTTTTAATAAGTAGGTACTAGTCACCACCCCAATGGGCTAGTACCTTCTTATTAGAATTTAAAAACAACATAAAAATATAAATATAAGCATAAAATAGTAGACCGCTTATGTGGTCTTTATTTTTCTACGGAGGTATAAATGAAAGAAGAACAAGGTAAGTTTATTAGGCACGAAAGTTGTGATAAGTGTGACAGTAGAGATAATAAAGCTATTTATGATAATGGTGATAAGTTTACATACTTCTGCTTTGGTTGTGAAGACTCAGGTATTTATTACGAAGAAGGTACTACATATAAGAAAACAAATACAAATAATGGGGATGAGTTTATGAACACGGTTTCAATCGAGGAAATTAAAGATTTCCCAGTAAGAGGTTTTAAATCAAGAAAAATTACTAAAGCTATTACCAGCCTTTATGGGGTTAAAGTGGGTTATGATGAGAACGATGGTCAGACTATTAAGTATCACTACTACCCAGTTACTCGTAAAAGTAAGACGGTAGGTTATGAAAGACGTGAGGTTGCTGAAAAGAACTTCATAGCAGTTGGTTCTGTAAAGAACTCTGATGAGTTGTTTGGTCAATCGGTGTTTCCTGCAGGTAGTTGTAAGAGATTAGTTATCACTGAGGGCGCACTAGATGCAATGTCAGTACAACAGGTTTATAAAGATAAAGAGCAGGAGTGGGCAGTTGTATCAGTTATTAATGGTGCAGGTAATGCTCATAAACAGATTGCATCTAACCTAGAGTATGTAAATGCTTTTGATGAGGTTGTGTTCTTATTTGATGCTGATGAACAAGGTAAAGACGGTGCTGAGGTATGTGCTAAAATAGTACGTACTGGTAAGGCTAAAATTGGTACTTTAGGTCGTTATGGTAAGGACGCAAGTGATTACTTAGTTGCTGAACACAATTACGAGTTAGAGAAGGCTATCTGGAACGCTGAGAAGTATAGTCCTGCAGGGATTGTTAACTCCGCTGATACCTGGGAGTTATTTAACCAAGACAGAAGAGATGACTCAGTACTTTACCCTGATTGTTTCGGTAATGTTAATAAGATGACATATGGAAGAAGAACAGGTGAGTTAACTATATTCACAGCAGGTACTGGCTCAGGTAAATCTACTTTTATTAAAGAGGATATTTACCATCTTATTCAGACTACAAAGCACCAAATTGGTATTGTAAGCCTTGAGGAGTCCATTAGAGAGACTTTAGACGGTATAGTAGGCATACACCTTAATAAACGTATTAACCTCCCAGATGTGGAGTTTGATAGGCTTGGTGATGAAGGTAAGGGTGCTTGGGAAGCCGTAGCAGGTGATGGTAGATTAACACTACTAGACCACCAAGGGTCTTTAAGTGACTCTAGTTTGATTGATAAGATTGAATTTATGGCTGCGAGCGGTTGTAAGTTTATCTACTTAGACCACATTACTATTGCAGTAAGTGAGGTGGAAGGTAATGTTAATGAGGCTATGGATAGAACTATGTCAGACCTATTGAAGCTTTGTAAGAAGCACGATGTATGGATTGGTGTTGTTTCCCACCTTAGAAAAGTTGGTGGTAATAGTAAGACCTTTGAAGAAGGTGCTGATATTACTGAGGATGCACTTAAAGGCTCAGGGTCTCTAAAGCAGATTGCTTTTCAGATTATTGGATTCAGTAGAAACAAGTATGCTGAAGAAGAATTTGATAGACAGAAGGTTAAGATTTCAGTACTCAAGAATAGATTTACAGGGTTTACAGGACCTGCAGGTAGTTCAAGGTATGATAATGAAACAGGGAGACTCACGGTTATACCCGAAGAGTTTGATTAATATAACAGGAGATACATATGAAATTAGTATTTGATTTAGAAGCTAATGGTTTTGTCAACGAGGCAACACAGTTATGGTGTATCTCCACTTTTAATATTGAAACAAGGGAAACTAAAACGTACTCTGACTTTGATAAAAAAGTGCCCTCTATTGAGGAGGGTCTAGAGGTACTTAGGAATGCAGATAGGTTAATTGGTCATAATATTATTATGTATGACTTACCTCTTCTTGAGAAGCTTTATGCTTTTAAGACAAAGGCTGTACTTATTGATACATTCCTAATGAGTCAATTGTTAGACTTTAATAGAACCCTAGGGAGATATGAGGGTCGACACGGTTTAGCTATGTGGGGTGAACACTTTGGAGTACCCAAACCAGAACAAGAACAATGGGAGGTCTTTGAACCTGCTATGTTAAATAGATGTGAGGTTGATGTACAGATTAATGTTAGGGTATACTCACAACTAATGAAAGAGTTAAAAGAATCTGGTGTACCTAAGTCAGTAGTCTCTAGAGAGTTCAATGTGGCTAAGATTAGTGCTAAACAAGTTAAGAATGGGTGGTTGATTGATGAAAGGTTAGCTCAGAGACATATAGGTTTCTTATCAAGAGAGATTGATAAACTAAGAACCAAGATTGAACCTATGATGCCACCTATTATCAAGTGTCCAGATGTTTGGGTTACTAATAGTGAATGTAATGAGATTCTTGAAACCAAGAACTTTGATTATGATTCTCACTTAAAAGGTGGTATGAGATTAAGAAAGTGTCATAAACCTAAGTATACTCAAGCAGGTAACATCTTTGCACCACAGATTAAGTGGTTTGAAGGTTTTAATTTTATTAACCTATTGACGAAAGACAAAGTAAAAATCAACGGTGCTTATTGTAAGATTGAAATTACATCTGCTAGACTAACACAGACTGCAGAGGTTAAGAAGCTTTTATTTAAGAACGGTTGGAAACCTACTGAGTGGAACGTCAAGAGAGATGCCGAAGGTAAGTACATTAGAACTTCTGCTAAATTGACAGAGGACTCATATGGGTCTATTAAGGGTCAATTAGGTCAGGATATAGCACTACACGCTACTTATTCACATCGATTAAATACTCTTCAGAATCAAAAGAATGACAAGAAGGGTTGGATGGGTGTGAGACGTGGTGATGGTAGATTAGAGTGTGTCCCGTTTACATTAGGGACTGCTACAGGTCGTATGTCACACAGAAACTTAGTTAATGTACCAGGTGCTAAGTCTACTTTCGGTAAAGAAATGAGACAAGTGTTTATCGCACCAACAGGTAAAGTCCTTGTTGGTTGTGACCTAGCTAGTGCCCAGTTGAGACTATTGGCTGCAGCAATGGGTGACAAGAGTTACTCTGAGTCTGTTATTAAAGGTAAGGAGTCAGAAGGTACTGATGTACATAGTATCAATATGAGAGCCGCAGGTTTAAAAACAAGAGACCAAGCTAAGACCTTTATCTACGGTTTTCTATTCGGAGCAGGTGATGCCAAGATTGGACAGATTGTAGGCGGTGGTGCTAAAGATGGTAGGAAGTTAAAGACACAGTTCTTAAAAACCTTTCCTACTTTAAAAAGATTACAGAATAGATTAAAATTAGAGTTTGAAAAGACAGGTAATAAGTTCATTACTGCTCAAGATGGGAGACATCTACAAGTAGGTTCTGACCATAAACTTTTAAACTATTTGTTACAAGGTAATGAGGCTATTCTTGCAAAAGAGTGGGCTATTATTTCAGACAAGTTAATTAAGAAGAATAATATTGATTGTAAACTATTAGCTATTGTTCACGATGAGCAGAACTTTGAATGCTCTGAGGGGGATGCTGAGAAATTAGCAGTTCTTTTAGAGAAGTCAGCTACTATGGCAGGTGAGAAGTTAGGTTTTGATTGTAGAATGGATGGTAATTCTAAGATAGGACACAGTTGGTATGATATTCATTAGGAGAAACGATGGTAGAGAAAAAGAATAAGTTATTACAGAAAGTACTAAGTGATGTGTTTCACGAACTTCATAAAAAAGGTGAAGATGTACGACCTATGGCTGGACGGCTTAATAATTTTATGGAAAAGATTAGAGATGATGATGCTTTGTTTGAGGGGTACAAACTTTATTCGTTGGTTTCTAGGGAATATATTGGTCGATTAGGGGACTTAGGTCTTCTTGATGATAAGGTTAAAAATGAAACACAACGATAAGTGCAGTATCTGTGAAGCAGATTATGATGAAGAATGCGGAGGTGTGCAGGGTTATTTTGGAATAATGCCTGTTACTTTTTGTGAATGGTGTTACACATCTGTTATAGATATGGTATCACAACATTTAGAATTAGAGGAAGAAGATGAAGAGTGAATACTTAGGAATAACAATAGATAGAACAAGGGATAAGATATTAACCCCTCAGGCTAGTGAGCTTGTTAAAGGTGGCGTAGAGATGTTGACTATTGAGGTGGCAGATGAATAAAGATATACACGTAAAGAAAAGAGATGGCTCACTAGAGCTACTTGATTATGATAAGATTCATACTATGTTATCTCAGTGTGCTGAGGGACTGAACGTATCTGTATCTGATGTAGCACTTAATGCACACC